CACGGCGCGCCCGCGCGGCGCAGTGCCTACGAAGACGACGACCTGGTGGTCGTGTGAAGGAGACCCCGTGCTCGCGATCGTCGTCCTGATCCTCGGCGTGGTCGCGATCGCGGCTGGCGTGGCCTGGCACCTGATCGACACGCTGTGGGCGCGCCGGCTCGTGGTGCGCCGCCGCGTCCTGGTCCAACTGGACACCGGCCGCGCCGTGGTCGGAACGCTCTGGACCACCAAGGCCCACCGGGTCGTGATCAAAGGCGCCGAGCTCTTCGAGCCCGGCCAGGAACCGACGCGGATGGACGGTGACGTCGTGATCGAGCGCGCACGAGTCGAGTACATCCAGGCCGTGGGGGACTAACCGATGGCCTTCTCGATCTCCGAGGGTCGCATCGTCGACCTGTATAAGCCCGCGGCCGGTGGCTCCTTCGCGCCGATCCGCATCTCGGACTCGCACGCCGAGACCTATGCCCAGCTGTGGAAGTCTCAGCCCGCGGTGCGGACCGTGGTCGGCTTCCTGGCGCGCAACATCGCGCAGCTGGGCATTCACGTCTACCGGCGCGTGTCCGACGTGGACCGCGAGCGCGTGACCGACCACCCGCTGGCCGAGCTGCTCTCGCGACCGAACCCCAAGACGACGCCGTACCGGTTCATCGAGGCCGTGGTCAGCGACCTGGCGATCTATGACAACGCGTTCGTGCTGAAGGTGCGCCCGAAGGACCAGGCCGCGGGTCTGGTCCGGCTGGACCCGGCCCAGGTGACCCTGGAGGGGAAGAACCCGTTCACGCCGGACGGCTACAAAGTCGCCAAGACCGTGTTCAGCCCCGAGGACGTCATCCACTTCCGGGGCTACTCGCCGATCGACGCGCGCCAGGGCATCAGCCCGCTGGAGACGCTGCGCACCCGACTGGCCGAGGAGTACCAGGCCACGCTCTACCGCGAGCAGCTGTGGCGCAACGGGGCCCGGCTGAGCGGCTATCTCCAGCGTCCGGCCGACGCGCCGGAGTGGTCGCGCACCGCGAAGGAGCGGTTCCGCTCGCAGTGGGCCGCGCAGTACTCCGGGGACGGCTCGCAGGTCGGCGGGACGCCGATCCTGGAGGACGGGATGACCTACGTCCCAGCCTCGGTCAACCCGCGCGACGCGCAGTACATCGAGTCGCGGAAGCTGACCCGCGAGGAGGTCACGGCGGCCTATCACGTGCCGCTGACGCTGGTCGGGATCTTGGACAACGCGACCTACTCCAACATCACCGAGCAGCACAAGATGATGTACCAGGACACGCTCGGTCCGTGGCTGACCATGATCGAGCAGGAACTGATGCTTCAGCTCGTGCCGGACTTCGCGGGCAGCGCCGAGGACCTGTACGTGGAGTTCAACCTCGCCGAGAAGCTCAAGGGCTCGTTCGAGGAGCAGGCGGTTCAGCTCTCCACCGCGGTCGGCGGCCCGTACATGCTGCGCAACGAAGCTCGCGCACGGCTGAACCTCCCCTCGCTGCCTGAGGGTGAGGAGCTGATCACCCCGTTGAACGTGACCCAGGGCGGCCAGGCGTCACCCCAGGACTCCGTGCCACCGCCCGAAGGACAAACCGAGATCACCCAGGGTGCCTCCGTGCGCCCGCTGCGCGCCGTGGAGGGCGACTGATGCAGGTCAAGACGTGCCCGGCGATGATCAAGGCGGCCGGCACCCACGAAGGCACCGATGAGGGCGGGTTCGAGGCCATCGTCGCCACCTACGACGTGGACTCGGTCGGCGACCGGATCGTGCCCGGCGCGTTTGCGAAGACGCTGACCGAGTGGCGCGAGTCCGGCGACCCGATTCCGGTCGTGTGGTCGCACAAGAGCGACGACCCGAACTACCACGTTGGCTACGTACTGGAGGCCGAGGAGCGGCCCGAGGGCCTCTGGGTCAAGGCCAAGATCGACACGGACGCGCCGACCGCGGCCCAGGTGTACCGACTGCTCAAGGGTCGGCGCATCCGGCAGTTCTCGTTCGCCTACGACGAGGTGGACGCGCGTCCGAGCGAGAAGGCGGCCACCGGTGCGGACAAGGATCTGCACGAGCTGAAGGTCTACGAGGTCGGCCCGACGATGATCGGCGCGAACCAGCGCACCAACCTCCTGACCGTCAAGCAAGACCCGAGCACGCGCCCGTGCTCGTGCCAGCACGAGACCCCCGCCGAGCCCGCGCCGGTCGCCGAGAAGGCCGCCGAGCCCGAGCAGACCGCGGAGAAGATCGCCGAGGCCGCGACCGACCTGAAGGCCGGTCGCGCGCTGTCTCGACAGAACGAGGAGCGGGTGGCGCAGATCGCGCGGCTCGCCTCCGAACTCCTGGCCGCCGTTCGTGCGGAGGCCGAGGAGGGGAGCGCCGGAGAGTCCGGCGCCCCGAGCAACGCCGAGAAGGCCGCGCCGAGCACGCCCGCTGCCACCAAGGAGTCCCCGGTCGCCGAACAGGCCGCCCCGGAAGCCGAAGGTGAGCAGCCCGCTGACTCCGGGGTCGCCGACGAGCGTTTGCGCGCCGAGATCGAGTTTCTTGATCTCGAACTGCACGCACTCTGAAACGGAGACCCAGGATGGGAATCGAGCAGATCAAGGCCGAGCTGAGGGATCACCTCCTGAAGGCTCAGGCCATCGCCAAGGCCGTCGAGGGCGAGAACCGCGAGTTCACTGACACCGAGCGCGCCGAGGTCAAGTCGCACGTGGACGCCGCTCAGGCGTGCAAGACCCGACTGGAGACCGCGAAGGCCGACAGCGCCGTCGCGGACGCCATGAAGGGCCTCGGCGACGAGATCGGCCTGTCGGAGAAGTCCGAGCGGCAGACCCCCAGCGGACTGATCGTGCCCGGCCGCAAGTCCATCGGTCAGGCCTACGTCCAGTCGGCCGAGTACGGCGACCTTCTCAAGAGCGCCCCCGGTGGGCAGTTCACCAAGCAACACCGGGTCAACTCGCGCCCGGTCGGATTTAAGAGCCTGACCAAGCCGCAGGGCTCGAAGGCGCTGGTCACTGGCGCCAGCGACACCAGCGGCGGCGCATTCGTCCGCGCCGACGACCTGGGCCTCCAGGTCGGCCTGGAGCCGTTCATGCGGCCACTGACCCTGCGTCAGCTGGTCACCAACGGCACCACGCAGAGCGACTCGATCGAGTACGTGCGGGTCACCGGCGTGACCAACAACGCGGCCCCGGTCGCGGAGGCCACCTCGGCTGCCGCGCCCACCGCGCCCGGCACGGCCGGCGCGCTGGTTCAGGCCACCGGTGGCGGCTATAAGCCGGAGTCGGGCCTGGCCGTGCAGCGGGTGTCGACCCCGGTCCGCACCATCGCGCACTGGATTCCCGTGACCAAGCGCGCGCTCTCGGACGCCGCCCAGATGGTCACCCTCATCGACTCCTTCCTGGAGTACGGGCTGGAGGAGGAACTCGAAGATCAGATGATCGCCGGTGACGGCACCGGCGAGAACTTCGAGGGCCTGGCCAACGTCTCGGGTCTTCAGACCCAGGACTTCGTCGCCGACCCGACCGGCCGCCCGGAGGGCTTCGGTCTGCTCCTGGCGATGCGCCGGGCGAAGACGAAGGTGCGCCTCGCCGGTGCTCGGGCCAACGGCTACGTGGTGAACCCGGCTGACCTGGAGAAGCTCGACGAGATCGCCACCGGGCAGGACGTGTTCTACTTCGGCGGCCCGTCCGGTGCCAACGACACGCGTCCGCTCTGGGGTCTGCCGGTCATCGAGTCCGAGGCCGTGCCGGAGGGCACCGCGTACTGCGGCGACTTCACTCGGGCGATCCTCTGGGACCGCGAGCAGGCGACGATCACGACCACGGATTCGCACGCCGACTTCTTCATCCGCAACCTGGTCGCCATCCTCGCCGAGATGCGCGCCGCGTTTGGTGTGATCCAGCCGAACGCGTTCGTTGAGATCGACCTGACCGCGTGATGGCTGGCCGCGTCTGCCCCGTGTGCGGGGCCTTACATGAGGCCTGCCCCGGGGTAGGCGCGACCCCACACCTGATCTTCGATGCCCCAGAGCCCGCGAGGAGAACGATCGTGGCCGACCTGTATACCTACGAGGTCCCGCGCCGCAACGGCGTGATGACCGTGAAGCTGTCCGAAGAGGACGCGGAGCTGATCTACGGCGACGCGGCCAAGCGCAAGGGCGACGCGAACCAGGGTGAGGTGCAGCCCGTCCGCACCCCGCCGTGGACGGAGCCGGTGCCCGCCGAGGGCGAGTCCGACCCGGCCACCAGCGACGCAGTGAAGAAGGCTCCGGTCCGCCGGAACAAGCGCGCCGCGTCCGAGTCCGAGAAGACGGACTGAGCCCGTGTACGAGGTTGGGGGCGCGGTCCGGCTGACGTGGCGCGTCCTCGACCCGTCACGGACCCGGGTGGACGCGGACGTGACCCTCACGGTCACTCCGCCCACCGGTGACGCGCTCACCCCGGAGCCCGAGCGGCTCTCGGTCGGCGAGTACGCCGCCACCTTCGTGCCGACCGTGCACGGTCGTTACGTCGCCCGCTGGGCGGCCACCGGCCCGATCACGGCGAGCCTGGCCGAGATCGTGAACGTGCGGGCGGCCGTGGAGCCGGTCGCGCTGATCTCGCTCGACCAGCTCAAGGCGCACCTGAACAAGGAGGATCTCGCCGAGGACGACGAGCTGCGCGCGTTCATCGACACCGCGTCGCTCGTGGTCGAGGAGTACACCGGGCAGGTCTGGGCGCGCCGCACCCTGACCGAGGACGTCTACGTGACTGGCGGCGTGGCGTACCTGCGCCCGCCGGTGGTCGCCGTGAGCGCGGTCGACGGTACGGAGGTCACCGACGCGGTGGTGGATCTGTTCACCGGCGCGCTGACGGCCAGCATTCAGACCGGTGTGGTGCGGGTGACCTACACGGCCGGACCGGTCGAGGTGCCCGAGCATGTGCAGACCGCGACTGCGATCGTGGCCGCGCACCTGTGGACCTCGCAGCGGCCGTCCACGCCGGCCGCGGTCGGGTTCGGCGGGACGGACCTGGTCGCACCCACGCCAGGGCGTGGCTACCTGATGCCCAACCAGGCCGCGCAGCTGCTCGGCGGGAAGGCACCGAACCGGCCATGAGCGACACTCCCGCCGTCCCCGACGCCATCGACGCGCTGGTGGCGCTGCTCTCACGCCGGTTCGGGCGAGAGGCGGCCGTGATCGACGGTCCACCGGCGGTGAACGCGACCGGTGACCTGGTCGCGGTCGGCCTCGGACCCGAGGACGTGCTCGCGGTGGACTCCACTTCGGCCATCGCCGGACTCCGCGCGGTCCGGGAGTCCTTCCCGGTCGTGTGCCTGGCTCGGTCCTGGTCGGGCAACTCCTCGGTCCGCGACCAGCGGCGGCGCTCGTACCGGCTGATCGGGGCCGTGCGCGCCGAACTGGAGGGTGACCCAACCCTGGGTCGGGCCGTCACCCGGGCCCGTTACGGCGGGGACACTTACACCCCCTGGCGCCACGAGACCGGCGCGATCGTGGTTGATGTCCCGTTCACGATTCTGATCGACGCCCTCTGATTCCCGTAGTTGCACCGCTCGGCGCTCTGCCGCGCGGCCGTCCGGCATGCCCGGACACGTCCAGAAAGGAATGCCCGCATGGCGGAGCACGACGACTGGGTGGAGATCCGCCACCCGAAGTTCGACAAGGAGACCCCGCCCGCTCGGGTGTCCCCGAAGTCCGTCCGGCACTGGCAGTCCCGGGGCTGGGTTCTCGCGTCGAAGGACGACGAGAAGAAGGTCGCCGATGCCGGTGTCCCCACCGCCGAGCCGAAGAAGGGTGGTAACGCCTGATGCCCGCCACGCCGATTCCCAAGAGCACTCGGTTCTACACGGTCGGACGCACGCAGTGCTACTTCCTGCCGACCATCGCTGCGGCCGACCTGGTCCCCACCCGGACCGAGCTGGACGCCGGGACCGACCTGACCCGCGAGATCGCGGAGATGGATGGCTGGTCGACCGAGTCCGAGAAGATCGAGACCCCGGACATGGTGTCCCGGTTCGTCTCGTCGATCCCCGGTGCGATCACCGCCGAGGACTCCTCGATCTCGTTCTACGCGTCGGAGAACTCGGAGGACGCCCGCGAGGTGTTCCCGCGCGACACCGCCGGTTTCATTGTGTGGATGGACTCCGGTGACGTCGCGGACGCGACGATGGACATCTACCCGGTCCAGGTCGCCTCGGCGCCGAAGGTCCGGTCGATGGATGAGGCCACGCTGATTCGCGTCGACTTCAACATCACCCAGGAGCCGGTCGAGAACGTCACCATCCCGGCGCTGGCTGGCGGCTGATGTCGCAGCGGGAGCGCCTGCTCGGTCGGCGCCTCCCGACGATGCGGGTCAAGATCCGCGTCGACTTCTCCGCAGAGGCCGACGAGCTGGTGGCCCTGCATGAGGCGGCCCTGCGCGACCTGGATGAGTGCCAGGCGCGCGGGGCCGACCTCGGCGAGGCCGCGGCTCGTGTGGAGGAGACCGCAGCGGCCGTTGAGCCGCTCTACGAAACGCTCACCGTGTCCCCACTCGCTCCGTTGGAGTACGAGGCGCTGATTCAGGCGCACCCGCCGACCGAGCAGCAACAGGGGCAGGGCTACATCTGGAACCCAGAGGGGTTCATGCCCGCCCTGATGGCCGCATGCATCGGGCGGGACCTGCCGCCCGAGGACCGGATGACCGAGAAGGACTGGGTCAGCCTGTTGACCTCAGCCAGCGCCGCGTCGGCAGGGGAGCTGACCGCGCTCTACGGGCTGTGCGTGCGGATGAACGACCGGGCGCCAGACCTGCTGATGGGAAAAGAGTTCGGGGCGACGCCCAGCTAGCACTGGAGATGTCGATCTGCGAGACCTACCGGATCTCGCACTCGCACTTCCTGGGCGGCCCCATGATCTGGACCGATGAGGACCGAGACAAGGCGATCTGGCACGCGAAGTACAAAGCCGAACGGTGCTCGTCGTGCGGGACGCACCCGGACGAGTGGAACCCGCGCAAGGGCGGCGACCGGCAGGCGTATGGCGCAGTAGAGGAGCGCTGCGCCGGATGTGCCGCGCTGGAGCAGCGTCAGGAGTCGCTCGCAGCGGCCCCGAAGGAAGACCGCATGCGCGGCGTCCGAGTGGTGCTGCGCACGCGGGCCGAGATCGAGCGAAGGACGGCGATCGAGCGTGCCGCGAGTGAGGGTGCAGTCCAGCGCTGACTGGCACGAGTACACGAGGCTGTCGCGGGCCCTGAAGGAGGCCGGACGGGGGGATCTTCAGCGCGAGCTGCGCCGGGAGATCCGCTCGGCCGGTCAGCCCGCGCTGACGGCCGCCCGCTCGGCGGTCATGGGCGTGGACTTCTCCGGCGGGCCAGCCGGTTCAACGGGGCTGCGCGGTCGGATCGCAGCCGCGACCCGACTCCAGGTGCTCGGGAGTGGCATCCGGTTCTCCGTGCAGAACGCGAAGGTCGACCCGCAGTACGGCGAGCGGCTGGTCATGGGGTCGGAGGGCAAGACTTGGCGTCACCCGTTGTTCGGCAACCGCGAGCGCTGGTATCCGCAGACCGGGCAGCCCTGGTTCTACCCCACCCTAAGATCGCATGGGCCCGAGTTCCGTCGGGCCGCGCTTCGTGCGATGCGCAAGATCATGGCGAAGATCGCCAGTTAGGGGAGACACGTGATCAGACTGACGCTCGGCGAGCGGGTCTACGACTACGACGAGTCCGCGCCGCTCTCGGCCGGTGACCTGATGGCCATCAGGGAGATGGGG